GGATTATTGTCATTTTCATTAAACAAAAAATAAACACCTTGCATTTTTAAATATGAAAATAAATCATTTGCATACATAAAATGAGCCGATATAGGATATTGTATTAATTTACCAAATGTGCATGGCTTTTTTCTTTTAGGTACTGCATCATTAAATAAGCCCATAATAAGCCGGGTAACCGTATCCCGGTGCGGTTAAAAGTTTATGGTTTTATGGCTTCTAAATATTCAGCTTCGAACTCCTTATAAAAATCTAATGTCTTAGTGGCTTTGCGGATTGCGTTATTCTCCTCAAGCGTGTAAAGAAACTCATCCCACTCGACTTCCTCCATCTCTACATAATTTCTGCCTGCATCATATTCGCTGTTGCCCATATAATCATAATGCCCGATCCCGTCATTCATCATATAGCAGTTGGCCGTGAACCTTACATCAAAGAATTCATCATTAATCTCGACCATGTAATTAATAGTTACTCTCATAATTTGTGGGTTATTTGGTAAGTTAATTGTTTAGGTTTAGCAAGTCCGTTCTCAGCTTTCCAAAGCAGATAGGTGGCATTGAAAAGCCCTAAGTCAATCGCGCTGTCCTCTTTGTATATAAGCTGCCAGCCCTTACCTTGCACCGCATCCTTTTTACCATCCGTGCGGGTTTTTGAATTGAGCCATAATATTGCAACCTTATCGACATTGATACCTTGCGACTTAAGCAGTCTACGATATGCAGCAAGCTGCAGCCAATAGGAAGGATAAATAGCATTGGAGGTTTTAATATCAACAAGGATTTTCTGCCCGTATAAATCTATGATCCTATCGATAGTGCCAGCGTAACCTAATTCTTTATTAATGATATTTAACTCAATAGCATCAATCGTAAACTCGAAGTTGTTACGAAACTCGACATATTTTTCGAACATTGCCCATTCATTGAGCTTGTAATCTATTGATCCGTTAGGCTTGATAAGATTAACCTCTTTGCCTTGATCGTAATCTTCAGTAAGTTTGTGAACGACTGATCCCCTGCGGCCCGCTTCATCTCTGATCTCATCAGCATCTTTGCCGTGTTCTTTGAGCCAATTGTAATAGGCCGCGCCTTTCGGATAGGCTTCGAGCACCGTAGTTACGCTTGGGACATAATCCCCGTCAGGGGTTTGATAAAATCTCGAGTCGAGAAAAGTGAGTTGTTTGTTTTGAATTGTGTACATAAGCTAAACGATTTAGAATGCAAATATAAAGTTTTATTTTAAATAAAAAAATAATTTACTTATTTTTGTAAAAAATATATTTTATGCAATTAGTAAAGAAAAAACGAGGGCGACCGAAAATGGCAGCCAAAGACAAACGAGTGCCAGTTACCATAATGGTAAAAGCTACAAAAGCAAAAGAATTAAGACAACTATTTATTAAACTTTCAAAAGAAAAAGAATCATGAAATTTATTGAAGTAACAGCAGAGGTACGCTATTCGGTAACAAAAGAAACTATTAAAAAATATATTAACATTAATCATATTATTTATTTTAAACCATGCTATTTTTTGAATAAAGAAATAGATTATACCAGAGTTGCCTTAAGATTAATTGGAGAAAAAGATATATTGATAATAAAATGTAATATTGAAAATTTTAAAGACAATTTAATAAAGCTACATTCAAATCATACACATATTATATGATCAAAGCCGCAAAACTATACAAACAAAACAACCTCTCCATAATAGCCACAGGCGACACCAAACGCGCTATAATGGCATGGAAAGAATACCAATCCCGCATAGCTACCGATGAAGAACTGGAGCGACAATTTGCACACCCGAAAGCAAAAGGCATAGCCGTAGTTTGCGGGGCAGTATCCGGTAACCTTGAGGTAATAGATATTGACCTGAAAAATGATGTTACAGGAATACTTTACCAAAATCTATTAACGGAGATTGGTTCGCTAATTAGTAAACTTTATATTGTTCGCACTAAGTCGGGAGGGTATCATTTTTACTACCGATGCGAAACAATAGAAGGTAATATTAAACTTGCGAGCCGCCCGGCAACAGAGGCAGAACTTAAAGAAAACCCACACCTTAAGCAGGTTGTATTGATTGAAACACGCGGCGAGGGTGGCTATGTTATTGCACCTCCTACCGAAGGATACGAAAGGCAGAATGATTTTAATATACAGGTTTTAACAATAGATGAACGCGATCAGCTTTTGTCTATTTGCCGATCCTTTAATGAAATCATTGAGCAGGTGCAAACCGTACGCGAATATCAAAGCGGATACTCAAAAACACCTTGGGATGATTTTAACGAGCGTGGGGATATTGTCGCAATACTCGTAAAGAATGGATGGACGATCGTAAACGAAACAAGCGAAAGGGTTGTCTTCAAACGACCGGGGCAAACGGAATCTAAAAGCTCAGGCGATTATCACAAAGGATTAAAGCTATTTAAAGTATTCACAACATCAACACAATTCGATGCTGGCAAAGGTTACAATCATTATGCAACCTATACTTATCTGGAGCATAATAAAGATTATAGCAAAGCCGCTAAGGAATTAATAAAACAAGGCTACGGCGAGCAGGGCGGGTTCATTGAAAAGAAAATATCAGTAGTTGTCAATCGTTTAATATCAGCAGGGCATAATAAAGATCGGATCATTGATGTACTTACAACCGAACACAACAAACCTAAGCGCGAAGCAGAAATACTACTTGATGAAATAACGGGTGAGCGTGGCGATACCATACAAGCATTTTGGGAAGTAAACGAAACAAAGAGCGGTAAAACAATAAACCTGCAACGCCACAAGCTATGCGAGTTTCTTTATAGCTCAGGTTTTCATCTTTTCTTCTACGATAAAAAGTCAAACATTTTCCGCCTCGTATTCCAAAAGGATGGCTTTGTACAGGAGGCATCAACGGAAATGATTAAAAAGTTTGTAAAGAGTTACATACAATCCCTCCCGGCTAAGTTTGACAACATCACACCAAACGAACTGCTGGAGATTGTAATGAAAGGATCAGATGCCTATTTTGGCAATGGCTTCCTCGAGTTTATGGATGCCAAAGATATTGACCTACTTAAAGACGATGCAACAACATCCTACTTCCCATTCCGTAACGGTATTGTAAAAGTAGATGCAAACGGAGCGAAGCTATTAAGCTATGGTGAGGTGGGGCACGTTGTTTGGCAAAGTCAGGTAATTGATTTTGATATTGATGTGGACTTCGACTTTGCTGAGGATCTTTGCGAGTTCTGGCGATTTATGCAAATGGTATCCGGTAATGATGAAGGCAACGGGCAATATCTTATGAGCCTTATGGGTTACCTGCTGCATCAGTACAAGGATCCCGCCCGCCCGTTTGCGGTTATCCTTGCAGAAGAAACCGAGGATGAAAAGAAAGGCGGCGGCACCGGCAAGGGCATTCTCGTAAAGGCATTAAGCTATATGTCAAATATTGAGCGGGTGGATGGGAAGAACTTTAAGTTAGATAAAAACTTTGCATTTCAGCGCGTGGGGTTGGACACCAAAATAATAGCTATTGAGGACGTCCGCCGTAACGTGGACTTCGAGGGGTTTTACTCAATCATTACAGAAGGTGTTACCGTAGAAAAGAAAAACAAGGATGAGCTTTTTATTCCTTACAAAGATTCTCCTAAAATCTTATTCACCACAAACTACACGATACCATCCACAGGCGACCATGCCAAAAGGCGGCAGCGGGTATTTGAGTTCAGCAATGCCTTCAGCTCAAAGTACACACCGATGGATCATTTCGGGCATAAACTTTTTGACGACTGGGATAAAGATGAATGGAATAGATTTTACAATCTCATGTTCTTAGCAGTTGCCTTTTACCTGCATGATGGGGTTAAGGATGTGGCAAATGGTGAAAAGCTGAAGCGGAAGCATATAAGACTGAATTTTGGCGAGGAGTTCCTTGATTGGTGGGATAACCATATAAAAGAAAAGATCGGCAAACCTGAGCCTTTTAAATCGCTGTACAACGATTTTAGGATCGAGAACGATCTTGAGATAAAAGATTACAGCTCAAAAAGGTTTAGAAAAGCCATAGATGAAGCCTGTGATCGTTTTGGATATCGCGTCATATCGAGTCGGGTTGGTACCGAAAGGGTTAACCATTTGTCAATAGAAAGGCAAGAAACGACTCAAAATGTACCTGATGACTCGATACAAAAACCTTTTTAAAAAATCAAGTCGCCAGATAATATATTGAAAATCAAAGCATTAAAACAAAAAGACTCAATGACACGATTTTATCTATATTTGTTACCCTCCTCCGGAAAAATATGTTTTACTGGGGGGGGGAAAGTAAGGAAACGCGAAAAAACGATGGATTGAGTCTTTTACTAATTTGAGCGGTATTATGGAAAAACAATGCAGAAACTGTGTTTTTTGGATTATGGCAGCTGAAAGGACGAAAAGCCTTGTAACAGGAGTACATTTTAAAACAAATTTAGGGTACTGCATGAACCCTATTGTTAGGGATCAGATTTTTAACGTTAGCAAAGGCAAAGAAAATATCTTATTTTTAAACCATAAAAACATCGAGTTTGATGAATCATTCGGTTGCATACACCAAAAACCAAATTCTTACGGATCTGTTTAGGAGCCGTGAACTTGATGAAATGCTGAACAAGTTCGATGCCGGAGCTGGTAATGAAGATTTGAAGTCTGAACTATTTTTTGTACTTTGCAATCAGCCAGAGGCTAAAATAATAGAGCTTAGCACCAACAGACAATTGATGTACTATTCAACAGGGATAGTGCAAAGAATGATATTTCAGAAAGGAAAGTTTTTCCGTACATACAGAAAACATACTACTGAATTTAACAATAATATCGAGATAGAGGAGGAGGAGTATAATAAAGAGAAAGATATTATGTTAAACAGAGTAGAGCAAAGCCTTGAGGCAGATTTGCATTGGGTGGAGCGGGCAATGGTTTCTTTGTATTTAGATAAGGGTTCAATGACGAAAATAAGCGAAGATGTCAGGATGCCTTTTAAGCAGGTGCAAAAGATTATGAAAGCAGCACGAACAAAAATCAATGATGCAATTAACGGGAAGATGATAGGCAATTACGTTGTGGCAAGTATGGATATCGTTTTTGATGTATCTGAGTCGGTGAATGCTGAGAACATAAATGACATTCTTGAGGAGGCGTGGGAGTATATCAACTACAGGGTAAACGGAACGAAAGTCCCTTCAAATGCTATTGATACTTACATAAAAGAAATTAAACCAATCAAACTAAAAAAGATAATATGATTTGGATCATACCTGCTACTGCTGCCATGTTTGCTTTTTTCTTTATAGACGTACTTAGAGTACCAGAAAGAATAAAAATATTATATCGTAAACCTTTTAATTGCAATCTTTGTTTATCATTCTGGAGTGCCTTACTTTTGTGGCTGGTTCCTGAATCGATAGTAAATATTTTATTCACAGGCTTTGCTGCTTCAATCCTTGCAATATGGGGAACAAAGAAACAATAATACACGAAACGGCCATCATTTATCCAAACGTAACTATTGAGGATAATGTTTATATCGGACCATACTGCATCATAGGCGCACCACCTGAATTGAAGGGAAGGGAGAAGGATTCGCAAGGTGTTTACATTGCAGAAGGTACGCGGATAACTGGACTTGTCACCATTGATTCAGGAGCTAATGGTGTAACATTTATCGGCCGGGATTGTTACATAATGAAAGGAGCGCACGTAGGTCATGACGCTATCCTTAAAAATGGAGTTACATTGTCATGCGGAGCAAAGGTAGGCGGGCATACGGTAATAAATGAGAATACTAACATCGGCCTTAATGCCACAATCCATCAAAAACTTAATATTCCGTCAGGGTGCATGATCGGGATGGGTGCGGTAGTTACAAAGAAAACAGAATTAAAAGAGAATTGTAAATATGCGGGCGTACCTGCTAAATTCATAGGATATAATGACAGGAATCATTTATCTCAATTATAAGCGCAAAGATTATTCAATAAATACTTTGCATTCTATTAAGCAAATAGGGTGTGAGTATGAATTGATTGAGGTTGAAATGTTTGGTATTGCCTCTGCTATTAATTACGGGATGAAATACTTTTTTGAAGATAAAGGTTTTGATAATGTTGCTATCTGTGCCAATGACATTACAATGCCTGCGGGTTGGCTTGATGCTATGGTTACGGCAGCAAATGCAATACCTGAAACAGGAATGAGTGCTATTTATTGCGTGGAGCATTTAACTGAAATGCAAATAATAAACGGAATAAAAGTGCATCCTTCGTGGGGTGTTTTCGGTTGCTCACTTATTACACGTAAAGCATTTGAAAAGATAGGGTATTTTAATACTGATCAAGATCCTTACGGAATGCAGGATAGTGATTATTCATATAGACTGACAAAAGCCGGGTTTATAAATTACTATATTCACGGATTGAATTCAACCCATGTAGGGGCGGACGTTGGCAATGGATCGGAATACAGGAAAATGAAAGACGAAGGATTAAATAAGGCGGTAGCGATTTACAATAAGTGGTGCAGGATATATGATGACGGAAAATTATTCATGCCTTATGATCAGGAGAATTACATTATCGAAATGAATCAAATGTATGCAAACCAATAAACAATCATTTTTGAAATACGAAAACGAATGGATGACCGTTCGTGTTGGATACCTTCGTGAGATAACAACCGAATGTAAAAATGAGATTGAGCGTATCTATAAAGAGGAGATTGATCCTAATTGGTTACCTAACAAATGGTGTAAAGCGTGTTATTATGATGCCATTCGTAGATTAATTATTAAATTTGGAGTATAATGCCACTACCTAAAAAAGGCGAACGCAAAGACGATTATCTGCAAAGGTGCATGGTTGATCCTGAAATGGATAAATACGATCCGGAACAACGCTATGCCGTTTGTAATTCATATTGGAAAGAAGAAAAGCTGAGAGGGATATTTAGTAAAGAAGCAAAAACTATATTTGATGAAAGACGAACTAAATGAAAAGCAGATGCTTTTCTGCAAATACTATGTAAGTAAAGATTTTTTTGGCAGCGGGGTTGAATCGTATGCAGCCGCTTATAACCTTGATCTTACGATTCAAAAAGAATATAACAGCGCAAAGGTTGGGGCGAGTAAATTGTTAACAAACGCAAACATCCTAACGCGTATCAATGAAGAGCTTGACGCTGCTGGATTAAATGATAACTTTGTAGATAAGCAATTGCTTTTTGCCATTACTCAAAATGCGGATCTTAGCTCAAAGGTGCGTGCGATTCAGGAATACAACAAGTTGAAACAAAGGATTATTGAGAAGCTCGAAACCAAAAACGATAACAAAATAATAGTTGAATATGTCACGCAAAGTCCAACTGCCGAAACTTCACACGAATCAGGAGAAAGTCAGGCGGGAGGCTAACAGGTTCAATGTCTTAGACTGCGGGCGGCGGTGGGGCAAGTCTAAGTTAAGCGTTAATCTTTTGGTGGAGGGCGCATTGGATGGCTATCCTGTTGGGTATTTTGCACCGACTTATAAGTTATTAGAAGGTACATTTAAAGAATGTTTTAATGCCTTAGAACAGGTAATAAAGCGAAAGCATGATCAGCAGTTTATTGAATTGGTTACTGGTGGCATTATTGAGTTTTGGAGCTTAGACAACCCGAACGCGGGTAGGAGCCGGAAATATAAGGTTGCCATAATTGATGAAGCTGCGTTTGTCAAGGATCTTTGGGATGCGTGGACTCAGAGCATTAGACCTACCTTAACGGACATGAAGGGCGGAGCTTGGTTTATGAGTACGCCGAAAGGGAAAAACGATTTTTATAAGCTCTGGATGCGTGGGCAAACGGGTGAAGAGGGATGGGCAAGCTGGCAGATGCCGACATCAACGAACCCTTTTATTGACTTTTCAGAGATCGAGTCAGCGGAAAAGGATTTGCCCGCGTTGGCTTTTAAGCAGGAGTACCTTGCAGAGTTTAATGATAACGTTGCCAACCCCTTTGGCTTCCAGTTCATTAAGCAATGTACGATGCCGCAAAGTATTGAGCAGCCTGTATGTTACGGCGTGGATTTGGCTAAGTCATTTGACTGGACGGTGATTGTGGGATTGGATAGGTTCGGGCAGGTGGCTTACTTTGAGCGGTTCCAAAAAGATTGGAATATAACTAAGCAGATCATTTTGCAGTTACCAAAGGCACCGATCAAAGTGGATAGTACGGGCGTTGGGGATCCGATCGTGGAAGATCTGCAAAGGCAGCGACCGAATGTTTTTGGGTTTAAGTATTCGGCAACCTCGAAGCAGCAACTAATGGAGGGGCTGCAATCTGCGATCCATCAACGCAAGGTAGGATTTCCTGAAGGGGTTATAACAAAGGAATTAGAATCATTCGAGTACGAATACACCAGAACGGGCGTTCGATTTAACGCACCCGCCGGGATGCACGATGATTGTGTAAATGCCTTAGCTTTGGCGTGGGCTCAGTTTCAGGAGCGCAAACATGATGTTAAATACGTTTTTATATGACATGGACTGACTTAACGGTAGGGCAATATCAAAGGATTTACCCTATACTTACTGGCGAATTATCTGATCAGGATAAGGTATACCAACTGATTTTAGAATTAGAGGGTAAGGAATGCAGCGCGGCAGACTTTGAGCGTAAAATATCAGAGTATGCATTTCTTTCAAATATTGATATAAAGCCTAAGCCGATCAAAAGATTCAAAGCCAATGGCAGGTGGTATCGTTTTAATTACGACATAGAGAAAATGCCTGCGGCAAGGTATATAGAGGTTAAAACATTTATGGGCGGTGACTTTGTTAATAATATGCACATGATACTCGCATCTGCTATTGTTCCATTAAAGCGCGGGTTCTTTGGTTTTAAAGATGCTAAATACGAAGCTGAGAACCACGGCTTTTATGCTGAAGACATGAAGGCGGCTAATTTTATGCAGGCTTACGGATCATTGGTTTTTTTTTATCTAAGATTGCCACTTTTGACAAAAGATTCCCATCCTTATACTCCGATAGCCAAAACGATGTGGAAGGCGAAGAGGAAAGCGGCAAAGATTCTTTCACAAAATATTACGGGTGGATATTTGCAACGGAGCGCGTGGCAGAGTTTGAGCGCATCACTTTGGAGCAGGCATACGAGTTAAAGACTTTACAATTTATAAACGATTTAGTTTACATAAATGAAAAGCAAAAGAATGAAAAGAAAATGATGGAAGAGGTAAACGCAAAGTACAAATTAAAATAGGTTGGTTCATAAATGGCAAGCAAGCTATCCCCCCGCTTATTCTTAGGCAGGGGTTTTGTTTTTTAGGTATTTAATACGTATGGCAGATGCTTTAGCAGGATTAGGTACGAGTCGATCTGAGTTTGAAACAATAGACTTTGATTCAGTAGAACAAATACTATTGGATTACGGCAAGGCGTTTCAGAGTATGGCTGCCGGTCAGCTTAGAAGGGCAAACAAGGTAAGCACTGGGGCTTTGTCTGATTCAATTGCATTTACAACGAAAAGGACAAAGAATGGTTATGAGCTTAATATTGAGGTTTTAGATTATTATAAGTTTATAGATCAGGGGGTGAAAGGAACAGAATCCGACAAACGCGCTCCAAGCTCTCCTTACAAGTACCGGGATAAGATGCCTCCGATTAAAGCCATTATGAAATGGTTGAAAACGGAAAGCAGCGTAGCACAAAATGAAGATCAAAAATACAGGTTAAGCAAAAGGCAAAAAAAAGCAAGATCTGTAAAGGCAATGTCCAAAGAGATGAAAAGGCGTACATTGGCTTTCCTTATTGCTCGTAAAATAAAAAGGCGCGGTTTGCCTTACACTGGGTTTTGGGAGCATAGTTTTGAAAAGACATTTCAGGACTTAGATGTGAAGCTGGCAGAGGCAACGGGGTTGAGTATTGTAACTAACTTTGATAATTTAATTAAGGAGATTAAAAGCAAAAAATAATGGCAATCACTATTAAAAGTTTCCCGCAAGCGTCTGGGTATGTATCGGCTCATGAAGATGTATGGCACGTAGCGGATAGCACGAATAAGGCGGTGACAGGGATGAAATACATCTTTGATATTTACAAGGGTGCTGAGTTGTTAACACGCATTGCGAACAGCCCTTATGGTGATGACCAGTATGGAGTGCTTAATGTTGGCAATATTGTTAGGTCGGCATTGCAGACAAGCAACATCGGGGACTTGGATATGACAACGGCATACACGGGGACGTATGGAGTTATCAATGCGGGCACGGATTATTGGTGGGGTGAGTACGATGTAAGGTATGGTGAGATTTGCGGAACGACTACAATAGAAAATAGCGCATCTGGAACTTACCGCGTTTACAATACATACAATCGGCACCCGATGCATAGGGCGGGGGCGGCATTAGGTAGCGGCACCGTGTTTCTAACCAATAGACCTGACGATAGTTATTATTACAGCGGTGAGCCTGTGGTTTTGACGATCAATGGCAAAAGAATATCTGCGGGTGGTAGTTTAGAGATTAAAACAAATGGATCGGTGCGAACGATAACGGCGGCGGATGCTATGCACTATTTCAGCTTGAATGGGCTTACGTCTGACATTCCGGTGTCTATTGAAACAGGCGGAGGGTTGGTGCTTTTGGGTAGGAAATTTTTAAAACAAAAGTGCTCGAAGTATACGCCTTACACTTTGATCTTTTTAAATGCTTACGGGGGATGGGATAGCTTTACCTTTGTCAATGGCAATGTGTTAATAGATAATGAAAAGAAGAAATTTGAGCGTAGCGAATGGGTGCTGAATGGGTTTAATATGGTTGACCGCATCGGCAAGGTAAGATATGAGGGCATGAAAACCTACGGGGTGAAGTTCAAAACAAAGATGAAACTGACAACGGACATTTTAAATACTGAGGAATACAAATGGCTGTTTGAGTTGATAGTATCTCCTTTGGTTTATTTGTGGGATAAGCAGAGCGGCTTGTTTCATCCGGTGCAGATTACTGATACGAACTATGAGATGAAAAACAGCCTGCAGAATAAGACAGAAACATTGGATGTTAATATAGATGTTTACGATCAAAATACACAATACCGATGATCTATGAACTTTTTTTGGAGGGTGAGCTTGCTGATATTCGGCAGGATCTTGGGATGCAGCTTAACTATAATATTGATGATATTAATAAGTACGGCAGCAGGGATACGTCATTCAGCAAAACGATTGTGCTACCGGGTACGGCAAAGAATAACAGGTTGCTTGGCTTTGTTGGGGAGCTTGGGAGTTTTAATACTTATGCGGGCGGGGCGGCTAATATAGGATCCAATTTTAACCCTGCGCAAACCACAAAGGCGGAGTTAAGGGCAAACGGATTATTGTTATTAAAGGGCGTTTTTAGGCTCACAGGGATCGTAAGAGATCGGGACATGATTGAGTATGAGGGTAATTTGTTTGGTGAGCTTGGGGGCTTTATTGCGAACATAGGTAGGGGGAAGTTGGAGGAGTTGGATTTCAATGCGTACAATCACAATTATACTTATGCTAATATTGTGAATAGTTGGAATACAATTAATGGATCGGGATATTACTACCCGCTCATTGATTACGGCACATATAGCAATCAGAAGATAGATTACGATTACCGGACTTTCCGCCCTGCGTTATTCGTAAAAGAATATATTGATAAGATTTTTGAGGGGAGCGGGTATACTTATGAAAGCAACTTTTTCGACTCTGCATTTTTTAAGAAACTGATAATACCTTCGAATACTAAGGAATTAAAAGGTTTATTTAGTGATTTATTGGATGTATCCGCATCAAAAGTAATATGGGAGCAAACATTAGGAACTCAGGAAAAAAGTTATATTATAAATTTTAATTCAGAAAGTTTAAAAAGAAGTTTTACCGGAACAGGCAATCCTGATTATACATATACAGGATCAAATGCAACTTTAAATTTTAAATATAAAATAACAGGTTTCGCAGAGTGGAATACATTTACGATAGGATATATTTACATTCGTCTTATTAAAAATTCAACTGTAATAAAACAATACGCAATTACAAGAGCCAATTTTACATTTGAAGGCTTTATAAATATAGAAGATGAAATTAATGTAGATTTATTAAACAATGATAAAATATATTTTGATGTAGTTTATAATGGTCCAAAAGCATACGAAGGGATAACCTTTAATAGATTGGAAGTTAAATCATTAAACCCAATAGTCACAGATGTTACCGTTAATGAACCTATCCTAATGAAATACGCAATCCCTCGCAATGTATTCCAAAAGGATTTCTTTACGTGGATTGTGCAAATGTTTAATCTTTATGTCACTGAGGATAAGGTAAAAGAAAAGCATTTGATTATTGAGCCTTATGTTGATTATTATGATTTAACGGAATCGGTTGACTGGACTTATAAGGTAGCGCGTGACAAACCTTGGCAGATAAAGCCTATGGGTATGCTTGCGAGTAGGTTTTATGAATACAAATACAAAGACGATACCGATTTTTATAATGAAGGTTATAATAAAAAGTACAATCAACCTTACGGCACAAATTTGCAAGATACTCGTTTCCAGTTTGCGAAAGCAAAACAGACTTTGGAGGTTGGGTTTTCCCCTTCGGTATTGGTTGAGTATTTGAATAGGGATAAAGTTGTAAGTGCACTTTATAAAAAGTCAAAAGGCGGTAGCGTAGATCAGGAGGAGCGTATGGATACTAACATACGCATCATGATGGCAAAAAAGATTACAGGGGTTACAAGTTGGCAGATAGTTAATACAGGCGCAAGTCAGGATTCAACACCTGCATCCATCGGCGCGAGCTTAACAGCTTACGGATATGCCGGGCATTTTGACGATCCTAAGAACCCTACAAAAGATATAAACTTTGGGGCGGCTGATGAGATTTATTGCGATCCAAATGTGTATCCAACTAACAATTTATTTAACGATTATTGGAGCGGGTATATTGGTGAAATAGCGGATAAGGATAGTAAGATACTTACGTGCCACGTTTATTTAACGGATTTGGACATAGCGCAATTAGATTTCAGCAAACCTGTATTTATTGATGGTGTGTTGTGGCGGATTAATAAGATTATGGATTTTGACGCATCGAGCGGTGAATTAACAAAGGTTGAACTTTTAAAAGTAATAAATAATGGCTAAGAAAGAGGTTGGCGTAAAGGTAAAAGTCGATACAGGTGAAGCGCAGGATAGTGTTGGCAAACTTAATGAAGATTTAAAAAAGACCGGACAGGCGGCAGATAAGGCGGGGGACGCTGCTAAGAAAAGCACCGGTATGTTTTCAACACTCGGCAATGCTGTCAAAGCATTGGGGATTGTTACCGTTATTGCTGGGGCGTTTAATTTCTTTAAGGAAGCCTTAAATAAAAATCAAAAGGTTGCAGATACTTTAGCGGCAGTGTTTGGCACTATCGCATCCGTATTAAATCAGATCATTAATGTAGTTATTAATGTAACGAGTCAGGTAAGCAAAAGTACTAACGGCTTTGATGCACTCGGCAAAGTGTTGAGCGGCATATTGACATTGGTATTAACGCCTTTTAAAGCTGCTTTCTTTGCTATTAAACTAACGGTGCGGGAGCTTCAGCTTGCTTGGGAGGACTCGTTCTTAGGTGATAAGGATCAGGTCAAAATAAAGGAACTTACTAAAAGCATAAATGAAACAAAGGAGAGCCTTATTGGTGTCGGCAAAGATGCTGTAAATGCGGGCAAGGATATTGCCACTAATTTCATTGATGCAGCAAAGAGCATAGGTGATGTTGTGTCAGGGACTATTGATGGGGTTAAAAAGATAGATGTCGGTGCAACATTTGAACAACAAAAGGCCATTATAAGATTAAAAAATAGTGCTGAATTGGCAGCAGCTACTTTAGCTGGTTTGGTTGAAAAATATGATAGACAGGCTGAGGCACAAAGGCAAATAAGAGATGATGAAACCAAAAGTATTGACGATAGGATTAAAGCTAATAATAAGCTTGGTAAGATTTTAGAATTACAAAGGAAAGCACAATTAGCACAGGCAGCTCAAATACTCGCAGCGGCTCAAGCTGAAGCGAATGCTGATAAGACAAATATTCAATTGCAAAAGGCTGTTATTGATGCAAAGAATAATGTCGCTGCTGTCGAAGCTCAAATAACAGGTCTGCTATCTGAGCAAAAAGTTAA